GAGTAATTTTCATTAATGGTAAAAATAGGAGCCAAAAAATATTACTTAGGTGATATGGATGAAAGAAATGAAGCAATTAAACACATAAATAAACTACTAACAGACCCTCAATTTAACCCTAACGCTGGGACTGAAGAAGAAGGTGGTGAATTTGAAGAACCCGCAGCTGAAGAACCAGCTGAAGAAGAACCAGAAGCATAATGTTAGACTTTAAAGGAGCATTAAAAGAATTATATAAAGACGCTAAGGAAAAATACGATATCCAAAAAGCGCCTAAACTTATCTTACGTCAAGACGAAGATAATGCTAAAAAACTATTTGGCAGAACAGCTTATTATGCCCCTGATACACAAACAATAGTTTTATTTATTACTGGCAGACACAATAAAGACATATTAAGATCATACTGTCACGAAATGATACACCATATACAAAATGAAAGAGGTGATCTTAAATTAGGTGATGCTTCTTCACCTACATACGCTCAAGATGATGATCATATGAGAAAAATGGAAATGGAAGCATATTTAAAGGGCAACTTATTGCTCAGAGATTTTGAAGATAATTTTAAATACTAACAGTTATGAGTATATTAACAAAAATGCTTAGTGGCGGCGCAGCCGACCTAGTAAAAAATGTAGGTGGTGTTTTAGATAACTTAACCACTTCTAAAGAAGAAAAACTTGAAGCTGAAAGAAAAATTCAAGAATTAATTTCAGATTACGAAACAAAAATGGAAGCCAACATCACTGACAGATGGAAAGCAGACATGAATAGTGATAGTTGGTTAAGTAAAAATGTAAGACCACTTGTTTTAATATTCTTAGTAATCTCAACAGTTTTAATGATATTTATTGATGCAGGAACCATTAGTTTTACAGTAGAGCAAAAATGGACAGACCTGTTACAATTGGTTTTAATTACAGTAATTGGTGCCTACTTTGGTGGTAGGTCATTTGAAAAATCTAAAAAAACTAAATAATTATGTGTGATTGTCAAGTATGCAAATGTGGAACAAGTTGTAAATGTACTTGTTGTAATTGTTAAAAACATTTAGTCCGATTCATAGCCGGACGATTTAAAAAATTTTAAGAAGGAGCTGTGGCCCAATCATTTGGTTGGGCCACTTTTTTTTCGTATATTAACCAAAAATAATCAAATATGAGTAAAGTAGTAATTGTAGGAGCAGGAGTTGCAGGCGTAAATGCAGCTACAAAATTAGTAGATGAAGGATTTGATGGTCAAATCACAATTATTGATATGGGTTTAGATCCATATAGAAGACCAGCAGCAGATGTAATGAGGGGCTTTTTAGGAGCAGGTGGTTGGTCAGATGGTAAATTAACTTACCACACATCCATAGGAGGTCAATTATCAAAATACTGTGGAGAAGAAAAAGCAATGGAATTATTTGATCAAGTAATTGATAATTTTAAAAGATTCCACCCTAAACCAGAAGAAGTACAATGTTCTAACCCAGTAGCAGAACCAGATTTTATCAAACCATATTTTGGTTTACGATTATTCCCTGTATGGCACGTTGGAACCGATTATCTACATGAAATTGGCAAGAATTGGTATGATTATTTAGTGGATAAAGGCGTAAAATTTCATTGGGAAACTAAAGTTACAGATATTGATTTTGAAAACCAAACATTAGATATGGTCCAACAGGATCCAATAAAAACAAGCAAGTTTTTAGAAGATGAAATATCATATGATAAACTTATTTTTGGTGTTGGTAAATCAGGTATTGACTTTGGAAAACAATTAGCTGAAAAATACGAATTACCTACAGAACCAAAATCAGTACAAATTGGTGTTAGATTTGAAGCACCACAAGAACACTTCCAAAAACTAATTGATATTAGTTACGATTTTAAACTATATAGAAAATTTGATGATAAAGGTGTATCATTAAGATCATTTTGTACAAATAATAATGCTGCTTATGTAGCTGCCGAACACACTTATGGTGATGTTAGTTACAATGGTCATGCTAAAAAAGACGAAGCATACCGAAATGATATGACTAATTTTGGTATATTAATGGAAATTAAAGGTATCGATAACCCATTTGATTGGTCAAGACAAGCAGTAGAAAAATTACAACATGAAGGTGTAGGTATGTTTTATTCACCCTCACTTAGAGTACCTTCAAAAACATCAGAAGGAGAGTATGTAGAAACACACGTTGTAAACAGTATGGATCCATTATGGGATGCTATTGGTGAGTATGCTTCATACATTCACGATTTTATAGAAGACATGGAAACAGTATTCCCAACATTAGGTAAAGATTGGGGTATTTACATGCCTGAAGTAAAATATTTATCACCAGAACCATTAGTTAACTACGATGATTTAAGTCTTACTAGGTTTCCTAATGTACATTTTGTAGGTGATGCTTTATCAGCAAGGGGTATTACGGTTTCAGGAGCCCAAGGTACATATGTTGCTGAATCATTATTAAAAACAAAACAAGAATATCCAGATTTTCACGAACACAATATAGCATAAATTATGAACGAAACAGAAAGATTACAGTACGAGAAGGTTCAACGATCCCTCAACCCCAAAACACGAGTATTAAAAGTATCAAGAATTGAAGAAGATGGTACTAAAACTACGGCACACGTTCTAGATTTTGGAGACAGAGCTGTTTTACACAGTGAGGAAGGCCCTGCTTTAATTAACGAAGAACAAAAGAAAAAAGAATATCATTTAAATGGTATTGAATATACTTTTGACGATTGGAATGAAATAATAAAAGGTCAAGAGGGTTTACCTTGGTACAAAAATCCTGCATTCAAAGGAACAGTAAGATTTTAATATGAAAATAGGTTTTTGTGGAACAATGAGTGTAGGAAAAACTACACTAGTAAATGCTTTAAAGGAGCTACCTGAATTTAAGGATTATACTTTTAGAACAGAACGTTCAAAATATCTTATGGAAATGGGTATACCTTTAAACACAGATAGTACTTTAAAAGGCCAATTAGTATTTGCAGCTGAACGAGCAAGTGAATTAATGCAAGAAAATATTATTACTGATAGAACAGTAGTTGATGTAATGGCATTTGCTGATTTATCCACTTCAATGGATTCAGCTCATAAACATTACTTAAATGCTACTTTATATTATTTAATAAAAGAGTATGATGTTTTATTTTATGTGTCTCCTGAAGGTGTAGAAATAGAAGATAATGGTGTTAGAGAAACAGACGCTGATTATAGAATGGCTATTGATAGTAAAATAAAATCAATTGTACAAATGTTTAGAGGTAATGCTATTACTATTAAAGGTACAACAGAAGAACGTATAGAGCAAGTTAAAAACGCTGTAGCTCAATACGTATAACCATATGGCACAATCCAATATAAAACAAATCATAAAGCAAGAGTACATTAAATGTGCTAAGGACCCAGTCTACTTTATGAGAAAATATTGTTATATTCAACACCCAACCAGAGGTCGTGTCCAATTTAATCTTTTTCCTTTCCAAGAAGCTACATTAAAATTACTTCAAAAAAATGATAGAAGTATTATCTTAAAATCTAGACAGTTAGGTATTTCAACATTATCAGCAGGTATTTCTTTATGGATGATGGTTTTTCAAAGAGATAAAGCCATATTAGTTGTTGCAACCAAACAAGACACAGCAAAAAACTTGGTTACAAAGGTAAAATTCATGTATGATAATTTACCTTCCTGGTTACAAATTGGGTTTGTTGAAAAAAATAAATTAGCATTACGACTTAAAAATGGTTCCCAAATTAAAGCAGTATCCGCAGCAAGTGATGCTGGTAGATCAGAAGCAATTTCTTTGTTGATTATTGATGAGGCTGCCTTTATTGAAGAAAATAGAATTGAAGACATTTGGGGTTCATCACAACAAACACTATCAACTGGTGGTAGAGCAATTGTATTATCTACACCAAATGGTACAGGTAACTTTTTTCATAGAATGTGGGTTAAAGCTCAAGAAGGAAGAAATGGTTTTACACCTATAAAATTACCTTGGACAGTACACCCAGAAAGAAATCAAGAATGGAGAGACAAACAAGATGATGAATTAGGTCTTAGAATGGCAGCACAAGAATGTGACTGTGATTTTTCTACTTCTGGTAATACTGTATTTGATGTTGATCTTTTATCTTACTATGAAAAAACATTCATATGTGAACCTGTAGAAAAAAGAGGTATAGAAGGTAATTTACATATTTGGGAATATCCAGATTATACAAGAAAATATTTAATTGTAGCTGATGTAGCTAGAGGTGATTCTAAAGATTATTCTGCTTTTCATATTATTGATATTGAAGAAGCTAAACAAATTGGTGAATTTAAAGGACAAATAGGCACCAAAGAATATGGCCATATGTTAGTTGCAATCGCAACAGAATATAATAATGCACTACTTGTAATTGAAAACGCCAATATAGGATGGAATACAATTCAAATTGTTATTGATAAAGGCTATAATAATTTATATTATTCCCCCAAGGGAGACGCAGCAACAAATGCTGAAGCATTTTTATCTAAAGGGTACGATATAACAGACACAACAAAAATGGTTCCTGGTTTTACAATGAGTATGAAAACAAGACCTTTAACTATAGGTAAGTTAGATGCCTATATGAGAGAAAAGTCAGTAATAATCCAAGGAAAAAGAACCATGGAAGAACTTCGTACTTTTATTTGGAAAAATGGAAGAGCCGAAGCCCAAACAGGATATAATGATGATTTAGTTATGTCTTTAGCAACTGGGTGTTATGTGCGAGATACAGCATTAAAATTTGCTCAGCAAGGAATAGATCTAACAAATGCCACATTAAGAAATTGGCAAAAAAACGCCCCCGGTATTTATACTGGTGGGATGAATAAAAAAGACGCTGGTTGGTCCCAAGATATGGGAGATTTCGGCCAACAAGATTTGACTTGGCTTCTTTAACATATTTATAACAAACAAAAAAGAATGGCAGATACTAGTTTATTTTCAAGATTACAACGTTTATTTTCAAGTGACGTAATTATCCGAAATGTAGGAGGAAAAAGATTAAAAGTAATGGATACTTCTAGAATCCAAAAATATGGAAATCTAGCAACTAATTCACTATACGATAGGTTTACACGTTTACATAAACCTGTAGGATCTTCACTACAATATAACCCAACACTCAATTATCAGTCAATGCGACTACAGCTTTATAGTGATTATGAAGCTATGGATCATGATCCAATAATAGCAGCTGCTCTTGATATTATGTCTGATGAAACTACTTCAAGAAATGAGTATGGGCAAGTATTAAATATTAATTCTTCAAATGAAAATATTAGAAAAGTACTTCATAACTTATTTTATGATGTTTTAAATGTAGAATTTAACTTAGCTACATGGATTAGGAATATGTGTAAGTATGGTGATTTTTATCTTAAACTAGAAGTATCTGAAAAATTTGGTGTGTATAATGTTATACCAATGTCAGTATATGAGGTAGTAAGAGAAGAAGGAACCGATCCTGAAAATCCATCTTACACTCGTTTTACACTTGACCCTAATGGCTTAGCTTCAGGTGCAACTAATACAATTAGACGAGATCAGTATACATTAGAAAATTACGAAGTTGCCCATTTTAGATTACTTACAGACTCTAACTACCTTCCTTATGGTAGATCTTATTTAGAACCATCTCGTAAAGTATTTAAGCAATTAATGTTGATGGAAGACGCGATGTTAATTCATCGTATAATGAGAGCACCTGAAAAAAGAACCTTCTACATTAATGTAGGAGCTATTCCACCAGACCAAGTTGAACAGTTTATGGGTGAAACGGTCAATAAAATGAAAAAAACACCTTACATAGATCAACAAACAGGTGATTACAACTTAAAATATAACATGCAAAACATTACTGAAGACTTCTATATACCAGTTAGAGGTAATGATAGTGCAACACGAATTGAAACCACCAAAGGTTTAGATTATGATGGTACCCAAGATATTGAGTATTTAAAAAATAAAATGATGGCTGCTCTTAAAATTCCTAAACCATATTTAGGTTATGAAGAAGGAGTAGAAGGAAAATCAACCCTAGCATCTATGGATGTTAGATTTGCAAGAACAGTAGAACGTGTTCAAAGAATTGTAGAATCAGAATTAACTAAAATAGCATTAGTACATTTATACTCTCAGGGTTTTACAGACGAACAATTAGTAGATTTTTCTTTAGAACTAACTACACCATCAATAATTTACGAACAAGAAAAAGTCGAATTATTCACAGCAAAAACATCAGTTGCGGGTGATATGATTGATAAAGGTTTATTTTCAAAAGATTGGGTCTATGAAAACGTATTTGGTTTATCACCAGACGAATACGGAGATGAAAAAGACCAACAGGTTGATGATGCAATGCATAAATTTAGGCTATCTCAAATTGAAAATGAAGGAAACGATCCAGTAGAATCAGGTATGTCCTATGGTACACCACACGATTTAGCTTCGTTGTACGGTAATAAAAGAGACAAAGCAGTAGGCCCAGCTCAAGTACCCTCGGGATATGATGAAAAAGAACCAGGACGTCCAGTAGAAAAACCTCAAAATTATGGTTCAGACAAAGGAAACTTTAGTAGAGACCCATTAGGTAAAAAGGGATTATCTGCTGCTAAACCTGAAAAACCATCAGATGGTAATAAAGTTTCTACATTTGAAGCACAAAATTTAAAAAAATCTCTTCAAAAAATCCGTAACAAGAAAAAAATGTTGAATGAGATTGACGAAGATGGACTTTTATCTGAGAAAAATATTAAGTCTTAGGAAAAAGCTTATATTTATATATAGATAAATTGCAATTTATACAAGAACAATGAAAGTAAAACATTCTAAGTACAAGAATACTGGAATTTTATTTGAACTCCTTACAAGGCAGTTGACAGCTGATACTATTGCTGGCGATAATCCAAGAGCCTTATCAATCATTAAAAAATACTTTAGTGGCGATTCTTCTTTATTGAAAGAATATAAAATCTATCATACTTTTATATCACAAAAATATAAAGAAGATAATAAAGCTACAATGTTAATTGATACTTTGATTGAGGCCCATGGAAAATTAAATAAAAGCCAGTTAAGAAGAGAAAAATATAATTTAATTAAAGAAATTAAAGAAACATACGACATTAATGATTTCTTTAAAGCTAAAATTTCCAATTATAAAGTAATGGCATCTATTTTTAATTTACTTGAAAATAAAAATGCATCTCCTTTATCCATAGTCGATTCAAAAGTAACATTACTCGAACATATTAATGGTACAACATTAAAAAACAAACCTAAAAAGGATATTGTAATGGAAGACTATATAAAATATGATAAAGATACTAGATTACTTACTTATAAAGTTTTACTTGAAAAATTTAATGACAAATATAGTGGTTTACAAGACAATCAAAAAACACTATTAAAAGAATATGTTAACAGCGTTACTAATAGTCCTGCTCTTAAAACTTTTATCAATCAGGAAATTAAAGAAGTTAAAAATACACTTACTGAATTTTCTGAAAAAGTAGAAGATAGAGCAGTAGCTGTAAAATTAGTTGAAACTAAAAACATGATTAAACCATTATGTAAAAAGTCATCTGTTAATGATGATAACGTTATTAACTTACTTAACTATTATGAACTAGTAAATGAGTTAAAAACGATTCATGGTTAGTCTTGTTGACATATATAATATAGAAGAGTCTACTTTTAGTGAATTAAAAAAAGAAAGAGACCCATCTAAGGGTAATAAAGGTAAAAGTTCTGAAAAGGACTTTTATTTAGTTGACGAACCAGCTGATCCAGAAACTGGAGCTATAAAGTCAAAAGTAGTATATAAACGTTCTTTTGAAAGAATGGTAGCGGATTTAGAAGCAGAAGCAATTGATATGAAAAAACTATCTGAAGATAATCCAAACGATATAGTATTATTTAATATATCAGAAGAATTAAAAGAAGTGTTTAATAAATTTAGAACACACGTAAGAAAAAAATATAAAGATGAGTAAACCATTTAACATACACGATTGGCAAGCCAAACAAAAACAGCAACGCTTAGATGAACAGTACTATGTAACTGTTAACCGTGGACCTAAAATGGGTAAATCACTAGTAACATCAGCTGAATCCGATTATGAAGAACCAAGAGTATTTTCAAATTATGGGGAAGCTGAAAAATATATTAAACGAGTTAAAAGTAGTGGAGCTACACCAGGACAAATAGCCTCATATTGGGTATCAGATGAAAATATGAACAAAATAGAGGATCCAGTAGTAGCTAAAGGTGATGGATTAGAAATCACTCAAGACGAAATGGAAAGACTCCATAGAAATGGTAGAGTAAGACTTAAAGACGGATCTTTACTTGTTTTTCCTTCTAAACCTCTTAATGTAAAAGAAGCTATAGTTGATTATGATTTTTCAAAAGAAGAACTAATTAGAGTTATTAAGCAACTTAAAAGAGGAGCTAGTACTGAAATAGAAATGATTAAAGCATTTGAAAAAGCTTTAGGTAGAGAACTTACAGATGATGAAATTAGAGGATTCAAATTAAAAGAAGAAAATATAGATGAACACCACGGTGATGATTTTCCTAAAGATTTACTTGATAAAACATTCAATAGTTTTTTAAATAAATTAAAGAAAAAAAACGAAACAGACTACAATAAAGTAGAAGATATAGTAAAAAAACACTTTAGTGTAGATGAAGCTAGTATGATAGGCACAGGTGCTTCATTCCAAGCAGGAGCAGGGGAAGCATATGCAACCCCATATGCATTTAAAAAGAAAAATAAAAGAAAAAAAGATTAATCATGCTATTAACAGAACATATACCCTTTTCAGTAGATAAACTATTAGTAGAAGCTTCTATTAAAGAAAATAAATCTTTAAACGTTAAAGGAGTTATCCAACGTGCAGAAGCTAAAAACCAAAATGGCCGAGTATATCCTAGAGAAATCTTAGAAAGAGAAGTAAAAAAATATATAGATGGTCCTGTTAAAGAAAATCGTGCTTTAGGCGAATTAGATCACCCAGAATCTTCAGTTATTAATTTAAATAATGTATCACACAATATTAAACGTGTTTGGTGGGATGGAGATGATGTAATGGGTGAAGTTGAAATATTATCTACTCCTGCAGGTAATATACTTAAAGAATTATTTAGAAATGGAATCACAGTTGGTATTTCTTCAAGAGGTATGGGCTCTGTAAAAGAAAATTATGGAGACGGAACAGTAGAAGTACAAGATGATTTTGAATTATTATGTTGGGATTTTGTTTCTACCCCCTCAACCCATGGTGCATTTATGACCCCCGTAGGTCGTTCCTTACAAGAAGGAAAAATTCAATTACCTGAATACAAATACACAAACGTAAATAACATTATACGCGATATTATCTGTGATAACACAGGTACTTGCCAATGTTAGTCGTGAACAATTAACTGTTCATAACCACAAAACTCCCCACAAATCCCGTGGGTTAGTCAAAATCCCTTCATATGTATACAAAACAATAAAGGTTACAATAATATATAAATCTCATGCGAGACTAAAAGTACACATATATACACAGCTTAAGGGGACACTTTCCTGATTCCCTTATATTTCAATTAAAACGAGTATTAACTAAAACAAAAATTATGAGAAAATTGATTTTAAGTTTAGCTTTAGGACTGCTTTCAGTTGCTGGAGTAAACGCACAGGAAAAAGGTGATTGGTACATTGGTACTGGTGACATTGCTAACAAAGCATGGACTGAATGGTCTGTAAACCCAACTGTAGGATACGGTTTAAGTGATGACTTTATGATAGGTTGCACTGTTTCACAAATGGATTCTACTGAGGATGTAAGTGTTGATTTACATGCAAGATATTTCTGGAATGGATACTTTGCTTATGCATCAACAAATGGTCTAAGTACTGACGGTATGAGCGTTGGCTTAGGTAAAATGTTTACAGTTTCAAAAAGTGTTTATGTTGACCCAAAAGTGGTTTACAACACAGGTGAAGAGACAACTAACTTACAGTTAGGCGTAGGTCTTAAATTTTAATTATTAACTTTTAAAAATCAACAATCATGGAAAAAGCATTTTCATTAATTACAGGATTTTTAGGTGGATTAGCTAAATTATTTTTAGCATTTATCCCTGTAACTATCCTTTGGTCTGTCTTAACTGGCGGAACAGTATTTGGAATGGACGTAATCGCTAACTTAACCGCTCTAGTAGCTGGTTTAGGTAATGGTGGATTCGTAGGACTAGTAGTACTAGTTATTATTGGTTCTTTCTTTGTAGATAAGAAGTAATTTTTATTTCAATATCCAATTAAGGCGCTTCGGCGCCTTTTTTGGTCTTTATTTTCTTTATATATGTATATTGGAAAACATACGAGCTTTCCAATAAGCCGTCCCTGACTTATACAAACCCTTATTAAGGTTCCTAATAACCTTATTTCCCGTACAATTTTATTAACGAGACTCGAAAGAGAAAAAACTAAGAAAAATGGCAAAAGACATTTTAAAAGAAGCTATCGCTGACGCTAAGGCTGTTCGTGAAGTTGCTCTTGCAAATGCTAAGGCTGCACTAGAAGAAGCTTTTACTCCAAAACTTCAATCTATGCTATCTGCTAAATTATCTGAGGAATTAGAAGAAGAATATGACGAAGATGAAACATCTGAAGGCATGTACTACGATGAAGACGAAGATATGGACGAAGTAACAGGCATGGAAATGGATGAGGATGATATGGATGAAGCTGTAGAAGAAACTACAGACGAATCTATAGAAGAAGAAGTTGAAGATCTAGATGAAGAAATAGATTTGGAAGAAATTCTTAACGAATTAGAACTAGAAGAAAGCGAAGAAGTTTCAGAAGAAACAGTTGCTGAAGGTGATGAAGACATTACTGAAGGTGACGAGGAAATTACCGAAGAAGAAGTAGAGGAAGGATACCAATCTAAACCAAATGCTACTGCTGATGATGTTCAAAACGTAACATACAAAGTAGATAACATTTATGAAGGTGAAGATTTTGATCTAGATGCTCTTCTTGAGGAAATTAACAATTTAGACGAAAACAACGAAGACGAAGTTAACGAAGAAGTTGAAGAAGGTCTT